TAGACTGAATAGGCAGTGCAGAGTGGTTAGTTGCAGAGCCTAGCTGAGTGTATGTATCTGCTGACTGATCCCAACTAACGCCATACGCTCCTGTGAAATCTTGCGGATTCTGTGTACTTAAAGACTCTAGCCCTTTAGCGGCATAAGCCAATTTTTGTAAATCTGTTTCACTATCTGCGACTGTAACGATACGACTCATTATTGCCGACTGTGCTGTTTTACTATTCATACTGTATATCTCCGTTATTTAAATTAAATTAATTCCAAAATCTCTGTCTGATATTACCGACCTATTCGCCACTAGCTCCACATCAACATCAAAAGTGTCACTATCTAATGGCTTGATAGTGTTCCACCCTGCATCTGAGCTATTACGCTGTTTAAGCAGATTGTTACCTGTGTCTGCCCAAAACATAAAAGCGTAGGTATTTGGAGGTTCAGTAGAAGAAGAGCTATTTGTAACAAGAGCCATTAAAGCCTTGTTTAAATCTGATCTTACATTTACTCCATTTTGATTATCAATTACAAAATCGTGTACTGCCATTTTTAATATCCTCTGCTTTGCCAATTAAAATTAATATCAACAGGATTGCCCGTACCATTACCCTGATAGAAATTCACATCAAATCCTGCAATAGTTTCATTACTCAATACTATTCTGTCATTTTGCTCCATATCGCAACCTGTCACTCCAACACTTGGAATAGCAAAGAATGCCTCATCATAAATAATGCTCTTTGTGCCTGCGCCTGACTGTACAGCGTTGTTACCTTGCACACGGTCAGGCATATCTACTAATGCAGATAATGCAGAGATATTTACATTGTAAGCCTGCGGTAAAGTAACTTCCAATTTAAACTTAAAGGCTCTGGCTCTAAAATCTCCGACATAAAACTTCGTCCATTCTGACCAAAGATTTAAAGCGGGGTCAGATGTAGTAGTAGCTATGTACAGCGCAAACCCTCCGCTCGTCAAATCAGCAGGAAGACGATCAAACTCTAACCAATCATCTATGTAAGTGTCACGAGCATCAAACAGTGGGTCTCGTATATGGATAGTCCCTGTTATCGTTGTTGACACTCGGCTAACATACTCTTGACCTAGATCAATTGATGACCATTCATAACTTCCAGCCTCCTCACCTTCAGTAAGTTTTAATATTCCGTCCTCAATGTAAAGATTAGTTAGAGTGCCTGTGAACAATGGCTGTTGAGCTGAATCAGAGACTAAATTCATTTTCACTATATCTGGAACTGTAGTTGCAACAAAACTTGAAGCTGACACGCTCTCATTACCTGTAGAGTCCGTAAACTTAGCCATATAAGTGCCTGTCAGCAGAGGCAACACTGCGTTGGTGTTATGCCCTGCTACTGCCGCACCTATATCGGTTGAACTCTCCCAAGCCGCACCGCTGGTAACGCTAGAGTGTCTAAATCTTACTTTGCCACCTACTCGCACATCTAAATCTGTGGCTAAATCCCAACTTATATGGGCGTTATTATTGAGTGCTATTAGTGATAAACCATCTACATCAACAGGTGGTGCGGTCAATCCTGCGATTGTAACATTAGATAGTGTTGCCCATTCTGACCTAACGCCCCGAGTGTTGATTGATCTTACTCTGAAATCATATAGATCGGGGTCTGCATCATCTAATCTGGCACTTAATGTGCGAGTGACTGTTAAAGCTAACCAAGTTGATGAGCCATTTTTCTTCCATTGGACTTCATATTCTCTTACGAATCTATCATTAGCAGCTATCCAATCTAGCTGGATGCGTACTTTAACCCCTGCCGAGCCGATTGTGTCATATAGTGATTCTGTTGCTGATATGGCTGTTGGGGTTGCTACTGTATTCAAGTCTGGTAAATAAGTATTAGGGATTGCATCTTGTGCCGTCACATTACCAAAGTCATAAACGGTTGAGTCGTATTCCCTGACTGACATCTTCACTTCGCTGGATGACTTCATATCCATACGCTCAACTCGGAACTCTTTATTCGTCCAGCCCATTCCATCGTCTGTGATAGTAACCACTTCGCCCACTTCAACCTGCAACGCTTCAACAGTAGCAATAAATGATACTGCTATCTGTTGGCGTGACTGATTGAGTAGGATAGCGCATAGCATCTGTGACCGCTCAATATCAGTATTGAATGGTAGTTTTATGGTCTGCTCTAGCTTCAAGCCATTGTCATTCGTTTTGTAAGTAGATGACTCTGAATATGCTATATCATCACGCCAAGAGGTCTCTTTATTAGCAAAGTCTGCGCTAAGCTTGTTGTAACGACTGCGCTTAGAACCCATACGGATATTCCAACCGCCAACCACATTATCACTATTGAAAGCAAACCCTGCTGATTCAGCTTTATCAATAATGAGTTTATACTTACCTGCTGTAAATACCAACATACCCTTACAGCAACTTGTTAGTGCTTTAAGGGTTGCAATTGATCCTGACTCTGTATTGACCACACCATTGCAGGTGTATCGCTTAACAGTCGTCCCTAATCCTGTGAGGTCTACCAACTCATCGCAATAATTGGCGGCAGAACTAAAGCTGGTATCGTCTATTTCGCTTGCATCCAAACCACGACCATATCTTGTGTTGGTCAAATAGTCTCTAATACATAGAGCAGGGTTATCGCTCCACGCTGTTGTTGAGGTGCGAGGATCGTAGACTTTAACGCCCTTAGTGACGAAGTTAATAGTTGGTATGCCACCTGTGAAAGTGTCTTGATCGTATTCAAGTCTCACATAAGCGTAGGCTGTACCTCTAAGCCTGTGATTACTTGTCCAACCGCTTGAAGCTGACATAAGGTTAGAATCAGCGGCTTGGTCATCTAGTCCTGAATGGATAGTATATGTTACATAATTTTCAAACTTAGAACCTACTAAAGACTCATCATCAACAATAATCTCTGTGACACTATCAATCTCTCCCTCTCCAAGAATCAGGATTTCATACAGATATATATTGTCTGATCCGCTAGTCTCTACAAACACCTGGGTAGCACCAATCCTACGCTCGCCATAAATAATAGGGATAGGGTCATTGCTGGAAGCCTTGTTGGTCATTGCTCCCTGCGTACCTGCTCCCACATCTGGCATATCAGGTGTGAGCATATCCATTACTGCGCCACCGACTACATAACCAACCACCGCTCCGACTGCTATAGCCGCAACTGTTCCAACTGCTACATATCCAATGACCGCACCTGCTACGAAACCTGACATTTCTTAGCCTCCAGCGATAATGCTTGTCTATAATCTATTGTAATCTCTTCGCCCAATGATCCACCTTTACAGCCCTCAATTCTTCTGTGAGCAATAATATACGCATCGTTGCCAATCACTAAAGGATAGGCGTTAGGTGTTTTGGAGTGGTTAATGTAACGACCAGCAGGGGTGCGCTTGTCGCCTAGTCTGGCAACAGCTATCTCATCACCCTTGTTAAATGTTGCAGTTGCAAACATTCCTTTGCCCTCAATAGTTGAATCCGCTACCGTCACATTATAACTTCCGTGAGGGAAAGGTGCTTGGTCATCTTCATTTTTTGTTAGCTCTTGCACTTGCTCGTGGGTAAAGCCAAACTCTGCAATTGCTTTGTAATAATCTGTAGTATCTTCTGCATAATCAAAGAATAGTAGATTGTCGTGAGCTTCTTTATACTCATCCCAAGTTGTAGATTTTCTAAGATAAGTCTCCTCTAGCTTCTCTGTATTAGTTTCAGTAGTTGAGAACACATTTTGCCAAACGGTATCTTCATAGACAAAAGCAACTTTACGCCCCTCTTCTGCCACAAAAGTTTGCGGTGCGCTCATTTCAACCCAATTGCCATCTGATCCTAAGAAGCTAATCCGACCTTTAAGCATAATATTTAAGTGTTTGGTTTTATGGTAGTGACCCATCACAAACGCACCTGCTGGCATTGCAACTTCACGGATATAAATATTAGGTGCAAATCTATGGGTTACAGGCGCATCTATCTGATCCATCTTTAATAACATAGCTTCCATTCCCTGCGCTGTAGCTTCGTCAAACTGCGCTGGTAGACAGTCATCAGCATTATCTACAATGGTAGTGCAAGGTTGCTGATATTGAGCGAGGCTTGTATCTAGTGCGCTCTGCGGTAAGTTCTGGATCACGCTCTACCCCAAGGAATATCTTTTTGAATCTCACTAGCAAACTCAAACCCTTTGTCGCCAGCAAAATAGGATTGATGCTCTGAATGGTTGGTATGCCGTCCCGTATTACGCTCAAAATCCACCCACGCATTTGTAGCGGCAATGGTAACAACTGACTTGCCTGTTTTAAGGTCTTCTTTAATTGTTGGAGCATCCATTCGGGCATCTAGTGACAACCAAGGATCAGCCACCCATTGACTATTCTCATCCAAGAACCCTGTGTATATCTTTAATGGTCGATCAATATAATCCTCTGCAAGAATCAGAGATAGATAAGTTTGGTCTACTCCTGAAAGTGAGACATTGACCGTAGATACTACAATCTTAGACTGCTCGGATATATCTGAAATCTGCAACAATCCACCTGCTGGATTATAAGTGTTTCCGTTAAAAGTCATCTCGTGGAAAGCATCAGTCGTATAAGTAGTCACCGCATCAAAGTGTGCAGACACTAAATGAATAGGTCTGTTCTGATCCTTTGCGGCTTCTGTTGCGTTTGATCCTGTGAAGCGAGCCATTTTAGAACGCTTCCGTCAACTTAACTTTGTATTTGGTGAATCCTGAATTATCAGCCGTCATCACCTGAGCCTCGTCATCGAGTGCAACCGTAAAAGGTACATCATTGTAAGTAACTGCTTCGTTATCAGCTACAGCGGATATCAGGGAGGGTTCAATGGCTAAATTAGTGCTTCCATCTGCTGTGAGCATATATACTTTGTCGTGACCTGCAAACTTAATAAAATCTCCTGCTTTAAGTGTACCTGTCAACCCATCAGAAGTTACCGAAGTTGCACCAATTACCGCTGAACCGTTGGCAAGCAAAGTGCCTGTGGCTGTACCGCTAGTGTCACCATAAACTGTAGGAACAAAAGTGAAAGAGCCATATCTGCCTTTTTGAGATATTACAAAAGCCCAAAGGGGTGCGAAGTCTGACCTGCTCAATGGTGGATAAGTTAGCTCAAAATTCCATTGCTGTGCGCCTGTTGTACGAGTCTGTCGTCTTAGGTTTTGAGTCTGCGAAACAAAGGCAGGGGCATTGCTTGTTACTTTTATCTTGTTTGGTTTTGGTGTGGTTGGATATGCCATTAAATTACTACCGCCTCCCCTTGCTCGTGAAATGCTGAACGGATCACACCGATAATTAAGTCTGCGTTCTCTGCCATTGACTGCTGGAATGATTGAGAGTCCATAGCGTTTACCGTGAAGTCTATATTGACCTCATTAGTAGTTTGTCCTCCGTTTCCAGCTCCACCTCCTCCAATAGACTGCCCTTTAGAGTGGTCAATAACAGTTTCATTAGGGTGCATCATTGCCATAAAGCCACCCTTTCCATCCAATCCTCCTGAGCGTGCGCCTGAACCTGTGTAACCGCCTCCATCAAAGGACTTCATTAGTTTAGATACCGCCATAATCCCAGCAATTGCCATTAGAGCGTTAGTTCCGAAAGATGCAAGAGAAGCCATCATTGCCGCTGGTGTCCAAGCGGCTGTTTCGGTAGCCGCAGCTGTTACTGCTGTGCCTGTTCTTGCTACTGTACCTGTTGCGTGGGCGGCTGTTTGCGTAGTCTCAATACTGACTGCTAATGCCTTTTTAGCTGTTCCAAATATTTTTTCCTTCGCCCAGTTGATAGCCATCTGTACGCCAGCCTTGATTAAACTGCCAACAACCTCATTTACGATAGTTCGCCCTAGGGCTTTAAACACTTCTGACGACTTCTTACCGTACAAGCTGACCTGCATTATAGCGTCCGATATACCTGATACTAGAGTACCATTTGGGCTAAATGTTTCTGCTAACTGATCCTGCACGCCTTTAATGGCATCACTATCACTAAATTCAGCCCACTTCTCTTTGAGCACTTCAAGTAGATCAATTTGTGTCCGCGTAGCCTCATTTGCAGGAGACTCAGATAGCGCGGTGTTGTAAAGAATTACCGCCTCTCGTAGGGCTCCAAAATGTGTGAGCATCTCACTAAAAGTCATATCTCCCTCTTCTCTAAGAGTCCTCATGTGGGCGATCACTTTTGGTATAAGTTCGTCTCTACCAAATGCTTGCATTGCAACTAAGTATCTCTCGATAAGGTCTTCAAACTTAATGG